ACGAATCCCTGTGACTCGTTGAATCCCTGAATATAAGGGATGCCGATTGAATTGGTGCCCATCGGAATGACCATCGCCTTGTCCATGATGTTCAGGCGTTCGGACAGGCGTGTGAGAACTTCCGTTGAGATTTCTGTCGGGACAAGGAACGCGCCGTCTTCAGGTACGGTGACATTCTGTGAGGGTGATCCGGCAGAGCGGGATAGCACGCCATCATTCCACGCCTTGAGCGTTTCCGATGGGGAAGTCCCGCCACGACCAGCCGCATAAATCTGCGCGGCGAAATCGCCCATACCCTTGAATCCACCCTTCGGATCGTCCTGATCGCCGAGGATTTTTGATTTGTCGGTGACGCCAATTTCCCTCACGGCATCTTCGATCTGTTCCTTGACAGCACCCTTGATCGCATCAGTCATGACGATATTCTGGTCAGCTGCCTGCGTGTTCAGTAACTCCGTCATAAGGGTTTTCACACCCTCATAATCAAGGGTGTTAGTCTTGGTGTCGTCTACTTTTTTGTCTTCGTCTGCCATCTTACAACTACTCCATTCTGGCGGTTCGTTGTTTGGTTTATCGATTTGATTTGGCATCCTTATTCGGACGACGCCCAGGATCGATCTTCACCTGCCGGGATAACCGGCTCCAGTGTGTCACGATTCCCTCGTCGCTTTCCCGAATGCGATGGATACTTCATCACCCACTATTTCGTTGATCGTATCTTTCAAGTCCTTTGTTCGGTCTGCCGTGACTTCGGCGAACGCCTCTTTCACCATATCGGCAGTCATGCCTTCCGGTTTTTCAGGTTCGCGGATCATAAGGACGGGAACACCGGGATCGCTATTGCTTCCGCCATGTGTCGTTGTGTTATCATCTGTCACCACTTTTTCGTCCACTTGATCCGTATCAGTGGCAGGATCATCTTGATTATCCGCAACAGATTTATCTTCATCGTTCACCACCTCTTTCGCACCTATCCAGTCAACGGGATCATCGGCTGTCGATACGTCAATGAAATCTCCGTCATCAACTGACCATGCAACACGTTCGTCAGAATCAACCACTGATGCTTCCCGGTACTCAGGCACGACTTTCTCGAATGGGCCGTAATGTTTCGCAAGATGGTTGTATACGCCCTTGCGATCATCAGCCGGGATACGTGTTCCGCCACGGGCACCGAGCAGGATACCCATCGAAGCGGATATTGCACGCCATACAGCAAGCGTATCAGCGGCCTTATGGTGCGGCAACTTGTACGCACTCTTTGCATCGGCATGTTCCGTATCGAACCATGTTGACATCTTGCGCAAAGTTTTGACATCAGCAGCAGCCACTTCTTTCGCGGCATCCCACGGTTCGCCAATATCAGCAATGCCATAGTCCCGGTATCCAATTACATATTTGTCACCGGCATCAAGCGCCTCAGTAAACGCATCGCGCACGGTCTTGGTCTTGATCTCACCTGAGTCAAGTGCATTGACCAATGCCTCGGGATGCGCCGGGATAGCCACGCAGGATATTTCAAGCAGTTCGACTTTCGTGAACACGCGCCTGATTGTTGCATCAGGAAACTTTGCACGGTCGATCTCGTCGCCTGTCACTGATTTCTTCGGGATGAAGCCGACGCTGAATGCCCGGATGAAATCTTTGTCGTACATGTTTAGTAATTCGTCACCCATCGCATTCGGTGCGAACTCAGCTGTGAATATCAGGTCGTTGGTCTTTTTGTCAACCGCGATAGTCTGGACCTTCCCAACAGGTAGCCCAAAGTAATCGTGGGAAAGCATCAGCACAGGATTGTCACGAAAGTTTTTCAAGTCCCATGCCTTGTCGTCGATGACTTCGCCATCCCTGTCAGCGGTCGGCCTGTTTGCCACAGCCGTCACGGTGCGTTTGTCAACGTCAACGCCCTTCTTCATCATGAGCGCCGCAAGACTCTTGTGTTTGATCTCAGGTGTAATTGTTACCGTGTCAGCCATGTCAGTCTCCAGTCTGGCGGTCGTGGCATCCATTTTATCCTCAACTCTTTGCGTAATAAAGTCGATATCTAACATATCATTTATCCTCGGTTAAAAATGCGTCACAGAATCCATATTTATTTCTGTCAATGATTGTATCATCTATTCCGAGAAATCCGGCAACGCGCCGAATATATATCTTTCTGTGTTTATCATCCACCTTTGCGGACAAAGGAATGCTGGTACAAAAATCGATCATTTCCGCGTTCAGGTATGGCAGATATATTTCAACACCTTTTGATTCGCTGTTTAATGCCTCAAGATGATCGGGTGTTAGCCGACCAAGATAATAGGCGTATTTTTCTTCCGGTTCGGTTTGATGGTCATAGTATCCACACATGAACTCATCAATGCCGTCACAACATATTATCTTCGTCACGTCTACCGGCAGCATGTCGAAGAATGTCTCATATACATTCCCGTTGGCATTTATTCCGGTTATCATTGTTTGATGCTTTGTTTGGTATATTAAGCTCCCGATTTTAGCAAACAGTGCATCGGGGTGCTCGTTCCTTGATGCTATTGTGAATGTGTGCGCCTGGTAAAAATGGCTGAGAATATCAAGCATTACTGTTGAGTCGATTCCCCCGCTATATGCCAAAGTATCGACCTCTATGGAATCCAATACGTCTTCGAGCAATTCAACAAACGCACCAACAGGCGCGTCACCGACACTGGAAACGTCTGCGTATTTATAATAATCCTGCCGCCAATTTTCCGGGTATACTATCATACTGATTCCTGTAGTTGTCTGTCTGGACATGGGGGCGGACATCCGGCAGCTTCCGCCTCTTCGTCACTCCAAAAGACTTCTTGGTCATCTTCGAGTCCGGTTATTGCATGATATATTACTCCATCTGTGCCCTTGATATGCCCCGTCGTAAACTTATTGCCGAGATGATCGAGAACAAAACAATGGTGTAATTCTTCATCGCCGTCTTCGTCTACATGCACATGGTGCAAGAGATACAGAAAACTCTCTAATGGTTCTCCGTCGTCTTTCATCATTACGAGTTTCCGCTCTGCCATCGCACGCGCTGATGAAATTAGGTTCTGTTTGCTCATATCCATGTTGTTCTCCAATAAAAAGCCCGAGCCGCAACATTCAATGGACTTTCAGATTGTCCACCTGTTACGATTCGGGCTTCAAACGATCCTGCTACTCAGGTGTTATCAGGGGCCGGTACTTTTACTTCCGTGCCTTCGCCTTGTATTTTTCCTCGATCTCTATTTCGGTTATGCCACCCGTGTTGAAATTAATGGTGGCAACTATCTTGCCGGTGCGTTTATCGGCTTTCCACTTCTTTATCACTTCGTCTATCTGGTTGCTCATGAGCCATCCTATATTTGTATTATAACACTATAACTAATATGCCGCCAACTATACTTGACAGGATAATCCCGACAAACAATCCAGCCGCAAACATCGCGTTTTCCGCATCACTTCTATACGGGAGCCGATAATATTCCCGGTGTTCATTAGGGCCTGGCATTCCAGTTACAACAGAGCTTAGTGTCACAATGCCCTCATCTTCTGATGTGAATCCCTCGCCTACTGAACTCACGGTTATGATCTTTTTCTCGGCGGTTTCCATTGTGTTTCCCCCTGTTAATTTACAGGGGCCGTTTTCGTGTGTTGCTGGGCTGGTGCCGACGACCCCTGTGATGCACGCTGTTGCCGCACCCTGTTTGATGGCACCCTACCCTATTCGTTTACGTCAACCACCATCCGGTAATAAATCCAATGGCCGTGCCGAGCATCAATACAGCGAACATGAAACCAACCATATACAAATCCCATTCGTCAGGTGGATAGTATACCTTCCCAATATGCTCTGCTGTTTTCATCTTACGCATCCTCATCGATTACTGGAATCATCGTGCAGCGACAATTTATAATGGTAGATATGTCCCCGCTCGGATCGCCGGGGTATTCAAGTCCGATTGAAAACTTGTCACCGAGCGGCACTGTCTCGCCATCAGTAGCGGCATGAGTATCCCTGACACGGGAATCAAGTGTTGCCACCCATTCCTTTTCACTGACGACGCCTGTCTGCCGATAGCCCTCTTCCGTTGCGAAGTTAGCAGCCCCGGTTGTCTCTGTCCGGGCAATCATCGGGGCACGCACGTCTTTTGCATTCAGATCGTAGTAATCAGAAACGCGAGTCTTTAACTGTGCCATGCTCTCGCCTGCTGTCATACCGGTTGTCAGCGTGCGCCTCAAGTCCTTACTGGTTGTCTCATTAACAAGCGATCCCCATTCGGCTGGTTGTGCCTTCACGAATTCACGGACGTTGGGGTCCGTCACGTTGAACGCTGCGGCTACACCAGTGACTTCATCCATTGCCCGGCCACCGTTCAGAGTCACAATGCCGCCAATTGTATCGCGTGTTCCTTCGGCGAATAGTTTGTTCCACTTGCGTTGCCCGAACAGCCATGAGTCGATACGGGAATCGAATTCACCTTTGTCGACAATTGACTTCAGTGGCCGTTTCGCCATATTCTTCTGCACATCTTTTTCTTGGGCATCGAATAGCTTGATATGTTCCGCTGTTAGTTTCGCCTCTTGCGGGTCAGTGGCCTTGACGAACGCATACCATGCCTCAGCACGTGCGGCACTACCGGATCGTTTGATGATCTCAGTAGCGGCAGCAACAACAGCGTCGGCGGTTATGGTGGAGATGAAGGTCAATAGCTTTTCCTTATTGTGTCTGGCGCAGGAGGCATTCCTTTGCCATAAAATATCTGGTCTGGTATCGGATTTTCAGGCCGCTTGGCCTCGTAATACTTGCACTTGCCGTCAGTGTTGATTACGTCCCGAGTCTTTGACCCATCTGTGAAGTCGGTTATGGGCGCAAGGGGGGCGCGGCATTTTATCCGCAGATCAGGAAAAGTACCCTTGGAGTGTGCGCACTTGTCGCATACCGTCACCGTCAGTGGCGAGCGTCCATCTTCAACAAGTGAATTGAGCATATCCTTTATAACTGTTATCGGGAATTGTATAACCCCGCTGGTACACATGGTTCCGCGTATTAATATTTCGATCCAGATATCTTCCGCATCTTTCCTTGTAATACTCATGACACACCCCCTCCATTCACTGATTCAACTACTCGCCGTACAAGTCCCTCAACCTGTGTCGGCGACGGCGTTCCTATTGGTACAAGCGTACTCTGTACAAGCAATTCATCAGCACCGTTGCCCATCGGTTCCTTACCATCTTCAATACGTACTTCATCGCGTGTCCATGTGCCTGAATTGATGCGTGATTCCTCTTTCGCCAGCTCGAATGTTCGGTCTTCAGGGATGCAACTATCAAAGGCGACGAACATATTCTCGTCGAACATCGGGATCAGCTTCTCGTTCAACTTCTCTTGGAACCGGATATGTCTTGGCTCAATTCCGAATCGGCAGTACACGTACAACGCGGCTTCGGCATTTGCTCTGTTCGCCTTCTCGCTAAACAGTCCTGTCGGTGTGTCGTATGCCTCGAATATCTCTGACTTCGTGTACTCGCGGCCCTTCAAGAATCCAAGATCACGGGGTGACATGTTAATCGGAGTGAACGTCGTCTCGCTGTCAAGTAATCCTGTCTTGCCTGCGTTGGCGATACCTGTCCATACCGCAAGTATTTCTTCTTTCAGGCGTGTGAAGTTCGCGGCGCTCAATGATGATTTCGTTGAAAAGAATCCTTCGGGCCGTGCGTTATTCGTGAACAGTGCGTTTTCAAACAGGTTCATATTCGCGTTCAGGTTGAACATCTCGGCCACACCCTCAAGCGGTGACATGCCGTAGAACAGGTCACGCGGATTCGGCCAGACGAAATGAACAATCTCATCACGTTCAAATCTAACTGTCTGTGCGCCGAGTCGATATTCGTAGTGGCTTATGAATTCATCCTTGCTCGGTACGATCCTCATGCGGTCGACAGGCAACGGCCATATTTCAAATGGTAGGCCTGTACCTTCGTTCTTCACGATATACCAGAATGCATCACCGGTGAGTTCTTGGTACAAGTCGGTCATCTCAAGTAACCGAAACCGATTCATGAACGGATTCACCGACTGCATCAGATTCAGCCACCGGTGATCAGTGATCTCAACGATGTCAACCGCCTTACGGACACATGACAGGTCTTGAATACCAGGATGTGTTTCGAGATGCTTGCGCTGTGCCTTCGTGATCTCACGATGCGGCACAATGATCCGTGTCTTGTTCGATGGCTTAGTGGCATACAGGCGCAGTGGTGTCGATGCGAACGTGGATGCATTACGGGACGCGCAGACATACACCCACGACCGATATGCCGCGAGCTGTGCTGTCCTGTTATTGCGCGGGAGATGATTGCGGCCAGATTGCCAAGCGGTGATTGCCGCAGGTACGAATTTACCACCCGCGGACTTCTCGATGTATCTGGCAATAGCGCGCTGTACGAAGTTCATTGTTTCTCCCAGATTGATTCGTCGTTCACATCCGGCGTCTTCACTGGCTTTGGCGGTGTGTCATCAATCCATTCACCAAACACATCGGGATTGCCCTTTGCTTCTGTTGGCCATCGTGCGGCAATTACTTTGGGGTCAGGGTCGGGCATTATTCTTTCTCTGTTATCGCGTTAAGCACCGGAGCAGAATTAAATCTGAATCCGTCTGTATTGGTTGCTATGTCAAGACACTTTGCCAGCCCGTCGTCGATTGATGTGTAGGCATCATCGCCAAGTATAAGTTGTGGATCCCGCCCGCTGTTGTATGTAAACGCCGTCCTGCTTTCCGTGAACCTGATGTGTATGTTTCTTGGCTTGACCATCTTCCCCACAAACGGGATGGCGGCGACCGCCGATAGGATGAACTGTTTCCGTGTCATTCCGGCCCTTCCTTACATGGAAGTGAGTTTATCGCCCGGATTATTTCATTGAGTTTATCAACTATAAGCTGAAGCATATCCATTGCCTCTCGCCTCTTCTCTGGCGGGCCAGGTGGCGCTTTCGGTTTTACGACACCGGTTGGAGGGCTCGGATTCGGTTCTTTGGATGTCATGGTGTGGCCCATGCAAAACGAAGTGCTATTAATGTAATTAAGAATATCCACCCGGCTGTAATCCACCATATATCCACTAATTCTCCCTGCCCTGTCCAGAATAAATAGTTTCCCACCCCAAAGCAAATCAGGGTCGCCACGTTTAATATAATCCCGGCTATCGCTATCATGGTGTTTCCCCTTTCAATCCCACGGAAATAAACAGAAGGTTGCTGTTGACCGGCTTCCGCTCCAAGAATCTAATACGGCTGTTCTCCATCCCTTGACTTTCTTCACGGTATATTTCTTGCCGCTTTCTTTGTCTATCCAAAGCCGGTGCCGCCATACGAATGTGAATATGCGCTCAATCATAGCACCCATGCTCTCGGGCCTTGTTCGTTCTCGCCTTCCCGTGCGTACCGTGTGGCGTCGATGGCGTGGTTATTCTTGTCAACCGGTTCCTCCATCGATTCGCCCCACTTGTTCTTGCAGCGTTGGTACGTCATGAGTTCATTCACAAGCCATTGTAGCTTCTGGTCAACTACTATCTCGTCGTATGCCTGAAGGTTCTTAATGCCGAATGCGATTGATCCTGGCCCCTTCGTGGCTGGTTCGGCATCGATACCCTCAATCCGTAGTTCCGCGATACTCTTTGGTTCCGCTGAATCGCAGTATACCGTTTCATCACCAACGATGGGTTTCAAACGGTCAGCAATCATGGAATTCGTCAGCCCGCACTCATAGAAACCATCGGTGATGTAGAGTTTGTTGTCCCTGGATGCTGTCCTCACAACAGCACATGGATGAACAAATCCGAAGTCAAGACCGTTGCGGTATGTGCCAAACTGATCGGCTA